AAGCCTTACATAATCTATTAAATTTTGCTTCAGGGTGGGCAGTGATTGTTGTTGCTGTTCTGGCATCAGGAACTCCGGTTCCTGTATTTATTGTTTAGATTGCATCCAGGCCTGTAGTTTTTTAGCAATGAGTTGGTGCCCCAGTTGATTGGGGTGTGCAAAATTGGGACGAATGTACTGATTGTTTTCTACATTAACCAAGTGTTCACCATTGTGATCGCTGGCTCCAAACCAGTCTGCTGCTGTTTCTCGACCCTGTGCCCAGATACGATTTAGATCAACCCCGGGCAACCAGTGATCGTACCGTACCCAACCAGCAAAGTAGTAATCATCAATATCAAAACTCTGACACCATTTTTGCAAGGCACTCACGGTCATACTACTGCGCATGATTTCGTGTTCACGAGCGTGAAAATGCATATAAATTTCTTTTCCAAACGTGTCAGCGTTGGTCCAATTGCTGAATCTAGGAAAGTGTGCTGTTCTTGCTGGATTAGTTAAGAAAAATACAGCAATAACTTGACTGTCTGGTTTGTGGATTTTGAAATAATTTTGCAGTTGATACAACATGTCTTCATTGCTGGCACCACCAGATCCGTAGTTGTAAAATTCATCAAACCCCATGGCGTCCTGCAGTATTTCACCATATCGTTTTCCTGACCCTAGTTCAGCACCTTCGGGCCAACTGTCCCCAAGAGTCAACAAAATTTTTTTCATTGGAATTGTCCTGTACTGCCAGCCTTTTTATTCACAGCAAAAATTTTTTGATTTGTCTGATCTTTGATAGTTGGACAAAATTTACATTGTGGTATTACATCATCAATATGATTTAAAAAATGCTGTCCACGACTTTCAAACTCGTTGACCGACAACGGCAGATAGCTGTGTAATAATTCACGGTCTTGTGATGAAATATCAAAATTATGTTGTTGATCAAACTCAGGAAACAGTGCCACAGGACCACATTTGTACAATTTAGCACGGATAAAATGATAGCATTTGTATTGTACAAATCCGCAATCATTGTGCGATTGAGCAGGATCATTATTGAACAAACTGAATCGACCAAGGCTATTTTTTTGCACTGCAGATTTATAAAAGCTATCATATTCCCACACATGAACCCGTATTCCATTTTTGTCAACAAAGGCATGGTCAGCACCCCAGGTATGACATTGATCTACATTAAGAGGATCAGTTGACTTATAATAAGTCACTGGGTGTTGTAAAAACTTGTTGATTTCGACAAAGCAAGCCTCTCTGTCATTTTCATTGTGCAAACTTATACCTATCCAGTTTTTTATCCAAGGATGTTTAGGATCCTGAAACTTGCTGATTCTATTGTACAGGTCTGGCACATGATTTATGCGAGTGCCATTTGTTAACACTTGTACTGCTTTATTCCACAATTGATTGATGCCATCTATCCAATCACAGATACTGGGATTCAACAATGGCTCTCCGCCAAGAATGGTTATGCGTTGCAATCTAACATGCTTGGACCATTGCTGGTATTGTTCAGCATAATCACTCCAGCGTTGCCATCCTTTGAAGTCGTGATCGTTGAATCGATTACAGTTGTTGCAAGATAAATTGCAAACATTTGTTATGTAAAATTCAATGTTGGATACAAAAGCGCGATGATCACTGGGATCATCGTCTGGGATACTGTGCATAGACCTATTTACCAGGCCTTGAGCACCACCAGGTTCTCTGTGCCACGTCCGTTAAACGGAGTTTCTGTGGTAGACAGATCCTTGTAGATCTTACGTGCCGCTGGCTTGCCTGCGGCCTGCACAGCCTTGACCACATCTGCTGGCTTGCGCACAGTTTTTTGCATGGTCTCAATAGTGCTGAAACCAATGATGCTGTTGCTTTTGACAGTGAATGCCTGTGTGTGACTGTCAGCCACAAGGTGGATGAGCTTGCGCTTCTTGGTGTCGTACAACCATGCTTCTGCCTTGTCCACAAGACTTGCGGCTGGCAATCCCTTGAGTTTGAGCTCAGGGAAGTCTATTAATACTTTGAATTTTGCCGCACGTTTCTCAGGCGGCACTGACTTGACCTTGCGTGGCTTGCGTTCCACTTTCTTGATCTGCACATAGGCACCGCAGTCATTGATCACTGCTTCGCAAAACTTCACAACGTTGCGCATTTGAATCTTTGAAAAGTTGCTGTAGCCTTCCACCAGCTGTGCATCTTTGCCTTCGATCGCAGTTTCAAACTCTGCAAGTTTATGTTTCCACAAGTTGGCAATATCCGAAATCATTTGTGGTGCTACATTTAGCCCACGGATCACTGTGATAGGTTTGTAGTCTGCTGACATCTTGGCACCGTTGATCACAAACTCATCAAACATGCCGTCCAGTTCGCCGGCACATTCACTGACCTTTTCACGCAGGCGATCTTGAATGTTGGGCTTGGCTGCCACAGGCACTGCCTCAACCACCACCACTTCGGGCTCACGTGCAGTTAATATTTCTTGAATATAGCCTTCCAGTCTAACTGTCTCGGTGTCTGTAAGATCCAGGCCCACCATGCTCATACGGCACAGCCATGCAGTGGTCAGTCGAACTGCTGAGTCTGGCACGCCTTTTAATGCACGAACATCTGCTTTGCGTCCGTTGTGCTCTAAGTAAGCCACCAGCATTTCACGTGCGTCTTTTTTGCCGTAGAAATAATTGTACCAAGAGAACGCAGAGCTCATTTGACTGGTGCGATCGTCAGTGGGTTGCACACGCCATGTGGGTTCCAGCCCTGTGTATTTGGTGTCGGGACTGCGAGGGTTCAGTGGTTTGACAGCGGTTCGTGTGGCATTCATATGGGCTCCTGGTAAATTTATACGTAATTATAGCAGAATGGCAATTGTTGGTCAACCCAAAGCCCTTTCGGGCTCAGGGTTTTAGAACACATGCCCTTTAAATTGCTCGTAATCGTAAAATGCAACCAAAGTATTACCACGGAAAAACACTGTGAGTCCACCCAGGTCCTCGCACACATCTGCCCCAGTTGTCTCTGCAATAAAGTCTGTAGCACGAGTCTCTAGTGCTTCCATCAAGTCATCGCCAGTGGCGTTGTAACTTGCGAGAGCCTCTGCTTCATAATTGATACTGTAGTTTGGTGCTACACTGTTGATCATCTCACTGTGCAAATCGGTAACTAAATCACTCATCGCTGGCTCCTTTGTTGTTAAGTCCATATTATAGCATTAGGGCAATTATTGGTCAACCCGTTTTATGGTAAACCCAAAGTACTATAAATATACCATGCCACGCTTATCCCTATTCCGCCCCAATCGCACCAGAGACTATCAATTCCTGGACCGCACCATCAGTGAAATGTACACTGTGGGCGGCCTGGACATCTATGTTCACAAATACATGGGACCACAGGCAGGTGGCAATGATTCGGCCTTGAGTGGCAATTTTGACGCCACACAGCCCACATATGAAGCAGTGGATGTGTTGAACATTCAAGACTTGTTGTTGCTGGAAAACCGTGATAGAATTTATGACCCTGATGTGTATGTCATGCGCGGGGTGTACAACACACAGGACGTTGACTTTGACCTAACTCAATTTGGCTTGTTCTTGAACAACGACACCATATTCATGACGTTTCACTACAACGACATGATTGACACATTTGGGCGCAAACTCATGAACGGTGATGTGATAGAGATACCCAACTTGCGAGACTATCATCCGCTGAATGCCAGCATACCCCGGGCCTTGCCCCGATACTATCAAATTCAAGATGCTGACTTTGCGTCCGAAGGGTTCTCAGTCACTTGGTTGCCGCACTTGTGGCGTGTGAAGTGTACACCACTGAAGGATCAACAAGAATTCAGCAACATCACAGACAAGCCGTTTGTGGCAGAAAACATCTGGGATCCTGGCAATTTTTATCCTTCAGGTACCATTGTCAATCAAGGCGATGACTATTACCAAGCACAGGTTAATGTGCCTGCTGACACTGATATTACAAATACTAATTTTTGGGCACCGTACACACCCAACACCATCAGTGATGTGCAAGGCACACGAGTCAAGGACCTTGAAATCAACGACGCTATCCTGGCACAAGCAGATGCCGAAGTGCCACTGTCAGGCTATGACAATCAAACTTTGTACATTGAGCCTACCACACCCACAGGTGAGCCTGCCAATCCCACCAGTTTGACTGCTGACGAAACTGTCACTGTGGATGGCTCACAAAGTGGCATGAGTGTGTCCCCGTCTAGAGAAGGATACGCTGAGGGTTATCTCACAGGCGGCGGCACAGCCCCAAATGGTATACCAGTTACTCCTGCTGTTAACTTTCCGCCTAATCCAGTAGCCGGTGCCTATGTGTTGCGACTGGACTACAAACCCAATCGCCTGTTCCGCTATGATGGCGTGCGTTGGGTCAAGGTTGACGACAAGGTTCGCACTGATCTCAACAACGGGTCAACAAATAAAACACTGCGCAGTGGCTTCGTAAATAACACTGCTACTGTCAACACCAAAGATCTGGGCAACATTCCAAGTCGTCAAAGTCTCAGTGAAATACTTAGACCACGTGCTGACAACGGCGACCAAGGTGGATTTTTACCACCTGGCACCTAACCTGGTCTACACATGCAACAATTCTTTTACGACGAACAAATACGCAGATTTTTACTGCAATTTACCAGAATTTTTTCTGGATTCCAGATTGAGTATGGTAACGAAACTGACGGCGTAAACGCTGCTGCGCTGATACGTGTGCCTATTCGTTATGGTGATGCCAGTCGCAATGCTCAAACCATCATACAAGAAAACAGTCGCAACAGTTTGCCTTCCACTCCCTTGATGACATTTTACATCACTGGACTAGACTATGAGCAAAGCCGCATGCAAGATCCTTACTTTGTGAGCAGAATCAATGTGCGCCAACGCACTTATGATCCCAGTACAGAAACCTACGAAACCACACAAGGCAATGCATTCAGCATTGAACGTTTGATGCCTGTGCCGTTCAAACTCACAATCAACCTTGACATCTGGACCAGTAATACCAATCAGAAGTTGCAGTTGTTGGAACAGGTGTTGACCTTGTTCAACCCCAGTTTGGAAATACAAAGCACAGACAACTACATTGACTGGACCAG